TTATGCTTTTTCAGGGTCACTAGCAGCCTCTGCTTTGCTGTGGTTTGGCACTCCATTTTCCCCCGGTTTGGCAATCCCCTGTTTCAAGCGATACTCGGCCACCTTTGTTGCCGCACTTCGCGCCTGGCGTTTCTGGCTCGCTTCGCGCACATAGCGACCGACCATGGCCGAGCTGGTGTGCCCGGTGATCGACATGATTTCTCGCTCCGAGCATCCAGCTTCAGCCATCCACTTGGCGGCTGTGGCACGCAGGCCGTGCGTGACGATTCCCTTCAGTCCAGCCGCACGGATCTGCCTGCCCATCTCATGCCGGAAATGATCGATTTTCCATGGTCTGCCATCTGCCCTGGTCAGAATTGTTTCTGCATTATGCCGTGGCATTGCGTTCAGCATCTCGCGGGCACGCTCATGAAGCGGTATCCACACGCGCGCATTGGTCTTGAGCTGGACAACATAAATCCCCTCCCCATCATAATCTGACCATTTCATCTGGATCAGGTCCTGCCCTCGCTGCCCCGTGGTGAAGGCCAGAACTACGGCCGTCCGGATATCAACCGTCGTCGTTCGGGCTCTGAGCATCTTATCCAGTTCGCTATCCGACCACGCGCGATAGCCCTCGCCCGTTTTCAGTTTAGGCACTCGCTGGGCCGGGTTGTCTGGCCGCCATTCGCGGTTGACGGCCCAACTCAGCAAAATAGACAGGACTGTGACAATGCGGTTGGCTCGCCTAGGCGTAGGCACCGGTGCAGAATGTTCTGTTTCACCCGGCCTGGTTGCGTAGCGATCACGCAGCCAAAAGACGAATTTGCGAGGCATTTCAGCGATAGATAGATGGCCAAACTCACTTTCAAGCGGTGCAAGGGCCTTGGCGTAATCCACTTTCGTGGCGGGCGCGGTCCCATACCACTCGGGTGATGCCCGATAGGCTGCGATCAGGGCTGCGAGAGAGCCCGGAGTAACTCGTGGCCTGTTGTCAGCTTTGACTTCGGCATGAAGGGCAGCATGGTGAAGGCGGGCGTATTCCTGATGGAAGAGCGGGTCCTCGGGGTTGCCCTTGATCCTCCGCCGCAACTTCCCCCTGCGATAGTAATAATAGGTCTTCCCCTTCGCCTTTACTGTATCGACATAGGGCAGATCAACGCGTCCCATAACCACCCATCAGTTGCTCGTATGCGTTGCCTCCAAGCTCCTCGCGCGCAGCACCAGTACGCCCGGCACGCACGTCAAGCCAGCGGTCAAGGTCCTCGCGCAACCATATCTGCCGCCTAACCGTCAATTTGACGGGAGGCACCTGGGGTGCCACCTGGGCAAGAAACGTGCTGACCGATAGCCCGACGTAAAGCGCGGCCTGCTCAACCCGCAAGCCGCGCGGTATCCAGGCCTCACTCATGGCTCCCCTCCTTGATCCATGCCTGCGTACCGCGTGCGCGGATGAGCTTGCGGCCGCCTTCGGTCACCAGCGGGCCACGGAATACGATGCAGCACGGGCCATCATCCTCGCGCACGATGCCCACGTAATCGCCCCGGCCGTTGCCGTGGATCTCGATGCTGTAGATCTCGCGCCCGAACTCGAGGCCCTGCAGGATCGGATGGCTGGCAAGGTCGCTCATGCCCGCCCCTCCCCGTTCAGGGCCGCATCGGCCAGGCGCATGGCTCTCATGCCAGCGGCGACCATGCTGTTGGCTGGCGTCGGTCCTTCGGCTGCCTGCAGGCAGGTTGCGCGGATATTGGCCAGACAGATTTTGAGCTGCTCTATCCTGTTGTTGAGCGCGGCGACCTGCGCCTCCATGTCGGTGCGGCGGACCACGTCCGTCCATTCGCCTTCGGGCAGCAACCTGCTGTTGAAGGTTGACCAGTCCAGATCACTGCCATCTTCGAGGTTTCGGATGCAGGCGGCTGTTTCCACGTCTTTGCAGGACGGGATGGGCACAGGATGCATCGGCATTCTGGTCTGGCTCATGCCACGCCTCCCGCTGTCCGGACGCGGATGGTGGGCCTCGTTCGCACATGCCGCATACAATCCTGGACAGCGTTGCCCCGCCGCCGGCACGCGGCGTAGTCCGGGTTGCTGAAATTGTCGTCGTGCGGGATGCCGAAACACGCCATCCCGGCTGCGCAGGCTATCGGGATAAAGGCAATCCCGATGGTGGACGCGACCTCTATTTTCATCTCGGTCATGACTGTTCCTCTGCCAGCGCACGCAGCTGCTGCGACACGGCTGTCCGGTCGGCGTGCTGCTGGGCAAAGCGGAAGGTGTTGGTGAGGCCGGTGCCGGGGGCTTCCTCCAGGCACCAGCGTTCGTGGATGCGGATGGCGCTGGCGGCTGTCATCAGGATCAGGCGGCAGGGCTCGGGCCAGATGAGGTCGGGCGGCACGTCGTCGGATCTGATCTTGCCGGTGGCGAACAGCAGGTCACCGCGCCCGTCCTCGCGCAGCTGCTCCATCACAACCCGGGTCCAGGTCGTGGAGATGCTGATGCGGACATCCTCGGCCGGAACGTGGGCGACCAGGCGCTCCCATGCCTTGGGGCGGCGTGGAAGCAGATCGAGCGGGTTGATCTGCGGTGCTGCCGCAGGCGGCACGGAGATGCCTGCAAGGTAGTCGACAAGATCGAGCTGGCGGGTTTCCATCATGGCAGGGCCTCCAGCACGATCAGGACAAGGCCACCCCACACCACGCAGCACAGCGCCGTGCAGGCTATGACTTCCGGCACGGTGGGCAGATGATCGCGGATGCGGTTGACCTGGTGAGCGGGGATCTGGATCACGACTGCACCCTCCCCGCCTGCGCCTTGCGGTACAGGTCGGCCTCGATCTCGGGGCCTTCGGCCATGAACGGGGTCATCACGATGCGCTCAAGGTCTTCCAGTCGCGCATCGGCAATGCGGGCGGCGAAGCGGGCTGCGGTCAGGCTGCCCTGCTGGCGGTAGGTCTCGGCCGCCATGAAGTTGGTGCGGAACTGCTGGTGCATGTTGATGGCCGCATCCTGATCCCTGCTGGCCAACAGGCCGACAAGATGGCTGGGCGGGATGGGCGTGAAGTCCTGCGTCATGCCACACCTCGCCCGGTGCTGGTGAGGTGGTGGGACACATGGCGGCGGGCAATGCGGTTGAGTTCCGCTTCCTCGGCATCCATCTGCCGGTTAAGTTCGGCTGTAGCGGCACGCAGGGCGCGGCGTTCGGACATGAGCAGGGCAATGCCCGCGCCCTGGCGCGGCAGGGCATTCAACACGGCGCTTTCGGCCATCTGGCGGCGGACGATTATGTCCTGCAGGGCATCAGGGGTGCCTGCTAGCGGGCCTCTCCTGATGGGAATGATCGTGATTTTGGACATGGAAATTCTCCATTACTGGACGCGGGTCAACAGGCCCGGCGATGCGGGGGAGCGCGAACAGCTTGAAAATTGGAATGTCTGGTTTCAAATGCGGGAACGGCTGTTGTCAGCCATCCCCGCACTCTCCATCATCGGGGTTGTACAGACTCGATGAGGAAACTTATGGTAAAACCACCTATGGCCCCGTCCGCAGCTCCAAGGCGTCCCACAACCAATCGTGGTGGCATGGTAGGAGATTCAGCGCCGAAGCCCGTCCCCCCTAAACCAGTCTCTAGCGGTGCAACGTCCAAGAAATAACGATAGCAGACCAGATCGCTCCGAGGACGGGTGTGAGCAAAAACCATGCCCGTCCTCTTTGTAATTTTTTCATTGAGTAATCCAGAACGGTTTCGTTTTCTTGAACACCATCGAGATAGACCGAAACAATACTCTCGATACATTCTACTTCGCTGGGATTGTCCCAGTCCTGCATAAGCCACTCGGCATCCGCGCCTACAACGGTCCACACTTTTTTCTTGAAAACACGAGATAGGTAAATGGCTGATATTACCATTGGTAATATAAAGCCGACAGAACCTAGCATCCATATCTTGGTGGTTTCCCAATGCGATGCATCTAGGCCGCCCGTTCGAGAAATAACTGCGCCGACCGTAGCTAATGCCTCGGCACTCAACCAGCCCAGTAACGACGATGTTCGTGTTTCGTAAGCCGATAATGTAGTGGTCTGTGATGACAGGCGCTTTTCCACTTGTGCAAGCGCTTCTTTCGCGCGCCAAAGACGAAAATCGTGTCCAGTAGCGCCCCAATTCGGTTCCGTCGCATCTTCCTTTGAGCACAGTCTGATTTCGAATGTGCCAGACTGACCTACTTTCTCGGACATGCGACCCTCCCTGTCTGGATGCAATCATAGCAGTGATCGGGAGGCCAGGCATCGATGGATCGCGGTGCGTTACGCGCGGAACCTCATAGAGCTTGGTGAGCATGAAAAACCTCCATCACGTGGTATGATGAGAGATTAATCCAACATTTTGTTTTTCATGTAAACAACAAAATGTTGGATAGTGTCTGCTTTTTGTTCGACTCTCCCCTTCCGGGAGAAAGAAAGGGGCGCTTACAAATTAGGGAATCATGCTGAGTAAGCTATCGATGCTATCTTCTTTTGTGGGCAGAAATCGGTCTTGTAGATCGTGTGTATCTATGTTCGTAAGGGTTGCCTGGGCTGTAATTTGATATTCATCAATTTGCATAAGTGCTCGATTTAGGGACTTTCCATCAATGCCGACATCAATAATGAGCATCTCTATAATTGAATACATAAAAATTGTATTTTTAAAATTAGAATTTTGACCATTATATCTATTAAAAGAAAAACTTTTTGGATATTCTTCAGTTTTTTCTTTTATTTGATCCCACTCGCCAACTAAAAATTCTTTTGTATCGGCATTCCAAACAATGCCAGCATCTTCGATATACATTTTAATTACCCTATGCGGCTTTATCGATATCGCCAGCAATTAAGCCATTTAAATTAACGCTGGTTAGCGCTCTGATTGATGCCAAAACGCTTAGGGGCGGCTCGCGTGTTCCCCGTTCATAAGTGGAATATCGCTCTGTTTCTAACCCAAGCATTTCTGCAAATTCTCGCTGCGTAAGGCCGGGGATACCGATCTCACGACCATAAGCTTCTCGGAGCATGCGGAGACGGACAGCAAAGGCTGACCGCGTCTCTGATGCTGTCATGTGCCTTGAGCGTTTCATGTGTAAGAGTCTGGCAAACATGCGCTTTCATTTCACGTGACAAGATGCACTTGCCTTATCCAACGTTTTGTTGGATAAGGCTGATATGAGAGCCCTAGACGAACTGCTGAAACGGAAAGTCCTAACCTCTCGGCAGATAGCTGAAGAGGCAGGGGTATCCACGGAAACTGTCCGGTTATGGCGCTCCGGGAAAAGAAAGATTGCCGTAGGACGATTAGGCCAGGTTGCACGTATTACCGGCCTTACTCTTCATGATCTCCGTCCCGATGTTTTTGGCCCCGAAACAACACAAGAGCGAGGTGCGGCGTGACTGATAAATCCCCTTCTCTCGAAAGCCCGGTCCAGTGCGCGCTGGACCGGGTAGACGCTGCGAAAGCTGAAATTGCCAAGGCCGAGAAAGGTCTGGCCCAGGCAAAGGTGGACCTTCTCAATGAGAAACTGCGTGAGATCGAGGCGCTGCGCTGTGATCTGGAGTGTCCGGAGACAGTGCTCGTCATCACGAGGGGCGGTCCTGTTTACGCTCGGGTCGATCCGCGCGCTGGAATGCTGAGCCAGTTTTCCGATCTGCTGATTATCGACCCCCGTACACCTGACTGAGAAAGCGTATTGCCGTGTCGCAGGCTGCATCTACCTCTGCCAGGATTCTATCAATCATGTCGCCTTCCTTTATGCCCACTGTCAGGATGTCGCCTTTCGCTTCGATGTTCAGGCAAACGTCTGAATACGTGCTGGGAGCATCTCGGTCTGCGGCCAGCTTGATTTTCAGTTCAAGGTTTCCGTCTGCGTTCCGGCGCATGCGGGCAATCCGACGGACAGCATTACGCCAGCATATGCTTTTAATGGTAGTAAAAGCGTTATTTACTGTGAAGGCGTGGCGGTTTTCTGGCTCTGACTTAGCTGCTGAAAGCACAAGATTAGCTTTCATGGATATGCAGGAAAGATATGGCAATCTATTAGGTGCCGGAATTTTTGTAAACACTTCCGGCGGTATTTGGACGGTTACTTTCAAGTCGCCGTCTTTCTTCCTGTGCATCCTCTTAATGGAGCAGCTTAGGGCATTCTTTATCGTTTCCGTTTCATTGCTTTGGGGCATGTTCTTTCCTTTTAACTGTAACAAAACCACTTATACCCGAGGTGCGGCATGAGCGCGATCCGCGTCATTGATGTGCAGGCTGTCTGGTTTGCCGAGGCGGCTACCGGGGGCAACGCCCTCAATCTGCGCTGCCCGACCGAGGGCACGCGGTTGCGGGCGTTCTGGGCTGACATCGCACTCGACCGCCCGCGCCGCATACGGTTTGAATTCGTGGAACTGGTTGACGGTTTGCCGATCTATCGGGCGACGGAAAGTCGGCCGGATGTGTGCTGGATTGCCGCCCAGGATGAGCCGCTGGTCAAACTGAGGATGATGCCTGCGCGAGATGGTGGCAGCCATGAAGATCCCTTTTCGTCAAATCGGGATGCAGTGCGGCGCCAGATCGAAACGGCAACCGTCGTGTTTCCCGGTAATCAGGGAGAGGCAACCGACGGTTCCCCTGTTTCTGCCGATTATATCAATCGAATACAGGACGAAATCATGCAGATGATTTCGGGTGATTGTGCATCACGCCATCGGCAATCCGTTCCAGAACGCGTGCGCTTCCGGGCAATGCATGTTTGGGCAGTTTGTCTGCTGTTGACTGCAGGTGCTGCGCTACTGCTGCATGCGAGGGGCCGCCATTCTTCGCGTAAAAGTCGATGAGACTTGTAATGGCGAGTTCCAATCCGACCAGCGTTCCGGCCAGTGCCGTTGCATCCGGCGTTGCGGCTGTTTTCGCATCGGAAGTCATTCTCGAATCCTCCATGATTGGTTGTGGTGACTCCATGGTGGTCCGCGCGGGTCGGCCTGACAATAGGCTGACCCGTAAGGGCGGATATTTCCAGTCTGCCGGTAACGGCAGGTATTCATCGGTGAATACCTGATGGCCGCGAAGGTTGATTGGGATGCGGCGCGGGCCGAACTGGTGCCGCTGCTGGCCGACGGCCTGCCCTATGCCGAGATCGCGCGCAGGCTGGGGCTGACCTATTCGGCGGTCAATTTCCGCGTGGGGTTCCTTGGCCTCACGCATCTGCGTCAATGCGGGCGCAAGGGGCGCGGGCCGAACCATGTGGCCTCGAACCTGATCACCGAGGCCCTTGGCACCGAATATGCGCCGAAGGTGAAGAAGGAGCGCATCAAACGCTCCTGCTCTCGCTGCCGGGCGCCGTTTGTGGCCGAAAGCCGCTTCCTGTTCCGCTGCGCGCCGTGCCGCAGGGTGGCTGAGTGATGCCTGTGCTTTGTCATGTCCATTCAGGGTGGGCAGGCCGCCAGCTTTCCATGCGTGTCCAGCGCGCTGGCGGCCTGCCCTTCCCTGCCCTGCTCGTTACCCGAGGGAAACGCCCCTCTGACATCCATGAAGATGTCAGGGAGGGCGTCCGAGGTGTCGGGTATTTTGCCGTTTTTGTCCGAGCGCGCGGGTATTTTGGCCGATTTGTCCGAGCGCTCGGACGTTTTGCCCATTTCACCCGCGCGCGCGGGTGCATCCAGTCCGGATCGGGAGGCCAGATCTAAGATGTGCGCCGATGCGCTGCGCGATGAGTTCCAGAATCTTGTCAGTGCCGAGGTCAGCGCGCGCCGCGACCGGCTCGGGCTGGCTGGTGCCTTTGCCGAGGTGGCGCGTGCGCTTGGCTTTACCGTGCGCCGCGTGCGGGCATGCTGGCACCATGAGGTGCGTGCGGTCACGCTGGCCGAATGGCAGGCCGTGCGCGCGCTGGGTGCAGCCCGCCTGGCGCAGGAGGAAAGCCGCCTGCGGCATGAAGATGCCCTGATCCGCCAGCGGCTTGAAAACATCCGGCAGCGGCAGGCCGCATTGCGGGACCTGCTGTGACGCACACCTTTTACATCTGGATCAGCGCATCCGTTTTCGGCGTGCCCGTGTGCCTGGTGCTGGTCATGCGCCGTGGGCGCGCGTGGATCGTGTTGAAGTTTTTCCGCCTGCTCGTTGGCACGCTCGATGCCTGGGCCTTGCGGGAGTCCGCCATTCTCGAGCGCAGGACCGAACGGCTTGAGCGCATTGCGCGCCTCAAGATTCGGCTGCGCCGGAACCTGTTTCACTGATGGGCCGAGGGCGCTGCCTGCGCCCGGCCTGTGCCAGGAGAAGATGATGCCAGCCATATCGATTGACTGGGAAAGGCTCGACCCCATGCTGCGCCAGCTGGCGGGCATGGGTGTTTCGGTTTCCACCATGGCGCGGAAGATGGGCGTCTCGGCCCGCGCGGTGCGCTCGCGCATGCAGGTGCTGGGCGTGAGCAATCAGGTCAGTGTGTCCATCACGTCCTCTGGCCGCACCTATCTGGGCCGGGCGCGCGCGACGTATTCCTTCCGTAGCGGGAGGCGTTCGTCATGAGCGGCCCCATGCTGACCACGACCGAAATGTATGTCGTGCTGAACGCGCGGGTGCGCGAGGCTGGCGGCGTGCAGAAACTGGCCAATAAAACCGGCCTGAACATGCGCACGCTGGCCAACGCGGTGAATGGGCACAAGGGGCTTGGCACATCGGTGCCGCTGGCACTGGGCTATCGCCCGGTCACGGTCACCATGTACCAGCCATTCTTCCCTGTTCCGGCCAAGACGGATGAACAACCATGAACGGCTCGGCTCCCCTGTTCGGCTCGGCCATGCGCGAGCGCCCCACCAACGTCCCGGCCGAGCAGGCGCTACTGGGCGCGATCCTGACCAATAACAAAGCGTTCGGGCGCGTGGAGGAAATCCTCCAGCCCGAGCATTTTTATGTGCCGCTGCATGGGGCGATCTTTGCCGCCATGCGCACGCTGATCTGGGCGGGCAACGTGGCCGATCCGATTACGCTGCGCCCCCGGTTTGAAAATGACCCGCTGCTGCCCATCGACATGACGGCAGCCAAGGTGTTCGCCACGCTGCTGGGCAGCATGGTGGGCATTACCAACGCCGCCGATTATGCCCTTGCCATCCGCAGCGCGTGGTTCCGGCGCAACCTGTTTGATGTATGCGCCGAGACGGCCGATCTGTGCTGCATGCCCGGCGAGCGGCCTGACAGTGCCCTGATGGAAATGCTGGAAAGCCGCATCACCCGCATCGCGTCCGGCAGCGTGGAAATCCAGCCCACGGTGCAGATTGGTGATGCCATTGGTCAGGCCATCCTCAACGCGCGCGCTGCGGCCGAGCGTGGCGATGGGCTTGCGGGCATCACGTGGGGTTACAGGGCGCTCGACCGCATGACTGGCGGGCTGCATGCCGGTGACCTGACGCTGCTTGGCGCGCGGCCCGCCATGGGCAAGACCGCGCTGGGGCTTGGCATTGCCGTGCGTTCGGCGGCAGCGGGCAATTCGGTGCTGTTCTGGTCGGGCGAGATGCGTGCGGCCCAGCTGGGCGCGCGTGCCGGTGCGGCGTGGGCCGGGCTATCCACGCTGTCGGTCTTTACCGGCCGGCGGTACGACATTCCGCCCCATGCCGACACCACGCAGCGCGAGCCGCTGGCGGAATACCAGTGGCGCGAGCTGGAGGAAGGCGAGCACGCCGCCGCCAGCCTGCCGCTGCGCATCGATCACCGCTCGGGCATCACGGTGGCGGAGCTGCGCACGCAGGCCCGCGCCATGAAGCGCTCGAAACAGGGGCTGAACCTGATCGTGGTCGATTATGTCGGGCTGCTCAGTGCCTCGACTGATTCGCGCTCGTTCAACCTCACGCACAAGATGACGGAAATCAGCAAGGATCTGAAAAACCTTGCCGGTGAGCTGGAGATCCCGGTGCTCGCCCTGGCGCAGCTCTCGCGCGAGAGTGCCAAGCGCGAGGACAAGCGGCCGGAACTGACCGACCTGCGTGACAGTGGATCGCTGGAGCAGGATGCCGCCACCGTGCTGTTCCTGCACCGCGACCATTATTACCTGAACAAGCAGCTGGGCGACGGCAACATCCCCCGCAATGACCGCGAGACGGATGAGGCCTACAGCGCCCGCTGCGCCAGCCTGATCCAGCGCACGCGCGACAGCAGGGGCAAGGCCAGCGTGTTCATTGCCAAGAACCGCCACGGCGCCACCGGCGGCTGCGCGCTCCAGTTCCAGGACGAAACCACGTGGTTCCGCGATGTGGATGAGAGCGAAAACGGTCCGGCCTGGACCATTACGGCGCCGGAGTTCTGATGATGCGGTATCGCGTACTGGCATCGCTTGCCGACTGTGGCCGCGCGGCCCTGCTGGGCACCGTCTGCGGTCTTGCCGGATGTGAGGTGACAGGCAGATGGCCTGCCGCGCTCATGATGATGTTCGGTTTCCTGCTGGGCTATGGGCTGCTGTCAGCCCTCGTCCAATGGGGCCGATGGAAAGGATGACCTTGCAATGAAATCGCCGCGTCAACGCCCCGGAAAACATGCCCGCGTGCTGATGACGGACCGTCGTTGGCGGCTGCTTGGCCTGTCAGCCCGCGCCATGTGGCTGGAGCTGACCGACGCGGCCGATCTCATGCCGGAACTGCGCGCGCCCGTGCGCACGGCACCCGACAGGGAACAGTTCACCCGGCTTGTGGCGGCTGATGCCGCCGAAGTCGGCACCGCAATCGAGCAGCTGGTGCAGCTCGACATTCTGGAACCCTTCCGGAATGGCTACCGCCTGAAAGCTTACTGACATGGCCCGCGTGACAACCGAACAGAAAATGCTCCAGATGGCGACGCACAACATCCGCCTGCGCGCGCTGGGCCATGCCGCCATCGGGATATGGGTGCAGCTCATCTCCTACATCATCGAATATGGAACCGACGGTGTGCTGGTGCCCGGCAATGGCGGCGCGCCCACGCTGGAGGAAATCGCCGCCGTCGGTTTGCGCATGGATGTAACCGAACTGGTAACCCATCTGGAAACCTACGCGGAAACCCAACTGATAACCCACGACCGCACGGTCGGCACCATCGGGCTTCCGGGTGCGCTCATGCCGTCACGCAAGGCGCTGGCCGCGCGGGAGAACGGCAAAAAGGGCGGAAGGCCGCCAAAACATCACAATCCGAAGCCGCAGGACGATCCGCGCCAGCGCACCGCTATCATGGGCATTGCAGGAGGAAAAGACATGGCCACCGAAACCCAATGCGAAACCCACGACCCTAAGCTTAGCTTAGAGGTTAATAATAACCTTAAAGCTAAGCCTGCGGCACAGGACGTGGATGCGGTGTTCAGGGTTTTGGGGCGCAAGGCATGGGAGCGCGCGGGTTTCGATCCGGCCCGTGACCGTGGCAACTGGGGATTGGTGCGGCAGTGGGTAGCCGATGGCATGGCCGAAGGTCTGAGTGCATCCGAAATTGAGCGTCTGGTCATGGACGTTGTTGGTCGACTGGCAGATCGGGAACGTGCGAGGGGCAAGGACGGTCAGAAAATCGACCATATGGGCTACTTCAACAAGGCGGTTGCCAAGGCGATCGCTGAACGTGATATTCCTGCCTTGGTCTGCACCACGGAAGCCGAGTTCGCGGCGGACGCGGCCTATCAGGAAGCGCATCGCCAGTGGGTGCTGGATGCCGCAAACGGCAGCGATGCGCCACAGCCGCGCCGGGAAGACTTCATCGCCCGCGCACGGGTGGCGGCATGAGGCCTTCCCTTACCATCCCCGAAGGTCTGGCCGTGGCCGATGTGGTCGGCCAGCGGCTGTTTGAGGCCGGATGCACGCTGGCAGCACTCCCCGCGCATGGCCTGAAACCCGGCGGTGTGCGCGTGGCCTGGCCCGAGATGCTGGAAGATGCCGACCTCGACTGGATCAACGCCTGCCCGGCCGAGGACATGCGACCACCCCGCCCCGGCTCGGCTGCGATCACGCGCATGGATGAAGCCCTGTCATGGATCGGCCTGATCGGCGATGACCGGCTGAACTGGCGCAAGGTGGTCTGCCTGCGCCTGATCGTGCATCCGATCTCGCATCGATACCGCTGGATGTGGCGGAAAATCGCCAATCATCTGCATATTGATCATCACACTGCCAAGTCATGGCACCAGTTGGCCGTAGCGGACATTGCCAGAAAAATCGCACAATCTACATTTTCCACTTCCCATATTCCCCATTTTGCCGCATAGCGATTGTTATGTTGAGGCGGCGTGCATCCTTCGGGGTTCACGCCGTTTTTCGTTGCGGGACTGGTCGCCTCTCCTGCCGGTTGCATGCCGCCGACCCATGCGCATGGCGCATTGCCTGACCCGCAATCACATGCCCTGACGCATATCTCGTGGGTCCCTCCTGGGAGGGTAGCCCACCGGGGGTAATTCGCACCCTGGTGTGTCTCTGACTTTTATAAATTTTACAAAGGCTTGGTGTTTCCAATGGTATTGTTGTCAGACAATGCTGATCGGCAGGATGATCACATCACTGCACCACGCCCGACCGTCAATAAACGTGAACTGGCCAATCGGCTTCGTATCTCCCTACCGACGCTGACCAACTGGCTTGATCGGTGGCCAGAGTTTCCTGTGGTCGAACGCGGCCGTAACGGCGTGAGCTGGACCTTCCATCTTGATGACGTCCTGGCGTTCCTGACGGCGCGCCGTGAGGAAGAGGCCGCAAAAGAGGCTGGTCGTGACGCCGAGTTGATGAAGCTCCAAATGGCGTTATGGCCGGAACCGGTTGCTCAGCCTTCCGCCCAGCGGATCCCGATCAAGGAACGGCTTGATCTGGCACGCCTGCAGGACCTGCAGATGAAGCAGGCCAAAGAGGCAGGCAAGCTGGTCAATGCCGAGGAGCTACAGGACCTGTTCACGTCCGTGTTCGGTCGCCTTGGACGCGACATCAATGTTTTCATTCGCCAGCTTGGACGCGAACAGTCATGGCCGGATGCCATGATCAGGCAGGCTGAAAGCAAGCTGGCAGACATGCAGCGCACAGCTGTCCAGAAGGTTCTGGACGATATGAAGGTAGACGAAGCCGATGATGACGGACCCCAACCTGATCTCCTTGGATAAGGTCCGGTTTGTCGATCCGCGTACAATCATCTCGAACGCCATCGCGGCCTTCCTGCCGCCAGAGCAGATCGATGTGGCTGACTATGCGGCGTTACATCGTTATCTCGATAACCGTGGCGGTGGCTATGTCGGTCGGTGGAACCATGATGAGGCCCCCTACCTGGTCGGGCCGATGCGGATGCTTACCAGCCGGAACCACCTGACGGTTGCCGTGGTTGGTCCCGCACGAAGCGGCAAGACAGCCATCGGCCAGAACTGGATGTGTCAGTCCATTGATGCTGACCCGGCGGATATGCTGGTCTACAGCGCAACCGACGCGATGATCGAGGAATATGTAAAGGCCGAAATCAATCCGCTGATCGACAGCCACAAGCGGCTGAAAGACAAGCAGGGGAAGTTGCCACGCGACAACTCCATGCACTTCAAGAAATTTTCTGGCATGTGGGTGCAGTTCCTGGCTGCCAGTTATCGTAACCTCATTCAGAAATCTGCCCCGCGCATCATCATTACCGAGCTGGATGCATGTGACGGCAATACCTATGAACTGGCCAGCGTGCGTCGCCAGTCGTTCATGTATGAATCCATGGTGCTGGCTGAAAGCCACCCAGACATGGCAGCGGGTGCCGAGCCGGAAAAATGGACGGCAGGTGTCATGTCCCTTTACCGGGATAGTGACAGGCATATCTGGTACTGGCCCTGCCCGAACTGCAATGCTTACTCAGCCCCAAATCCCATGGGCGAGCGCGTCATGACACTGGACTGGCCGCAGGACGCGCCCCTGGATGAAATCAAGGAAGCTACGCGCCTCGTCTGTCCGTCCTGCGGTTCGCTGATCGAGGATAAATGGCGACGCGCCATGAACCGGGACGGTGTATGGGTCGGTGCAGGTCAAAGCATCAATGAAGCCGGAGACATATCTGGCGAACTGATCGCCAAAGAAACTGCCGGTTTCTGGATCACTGGCGTTATGTCGCCTTTCGTCATCGGGGGAATTGGTTCCCTTGCATACGAGATGGCCAAGGCGCGCCGTGCTGTTGAAAACGGTGAAGAAGACGCCGTCAAGAAGCTGAAGGATGTGACCGTCAAGCGCTGGGGGCTACCCTTTGAGCCACCAAAGGCGGTTGGTAACCTCGATGCCAAAGCCCTGGCCGACCGCGCCGAACCCGGCCTGCGCCTCGGCTATGTGCCCGAGGGCACGCGCTTCATCACGGCTGCGGTCGACATTCAGGGCAACCGCTTTGAGATCCTCGTCCGCGCCTGGGGCGTGGGCGGCGAAAGCTGGATCATCGACTACCGCAAGGTAACCGCAGATCCCGCGACCAGCCCCGGCGACTGGGATGACATGCTCAAAAGCCTGGAGGATGCGCTCTACCCCCTGACCGACGGTTCAGGCCGCGCCATGAAGATCATGGCCATCGGCTTCGACAGTGGCGGGCAGGAAGGCGTGACCCTGCAGACCTATGACGCCTGGCGCCGCGCGCGCAAGCGCCGCACGGCCCGCAAATACGGCAGCATCGACGGGCGTCACGCCTGGTCCATCCTGCCGCTCAAGGGCAATGGCAGCGTCAACGCCCCGCTTCTGAACCTGACCTACCCCGAGAGCAAGCGCCGTGACCGCACGGCAGGCGCGCGGGGCGAGGTGCCGGTCGGCCTGTTCAACCCGAACGCCTTCAAGGATGCCGCCTCGACCCAGATGCAGGTGGCGGAGCCGGGACCGTGGTGCGTGCATTTCCCCGCCGCGCTGCGCGCAGCCGAACCCCCTCACCCGTTCTTCGACCAGCTGGTGGCCGAGCAGCGTTCCAGCGACGGGCGCTGGGCCAAGGTATCGCCCAACGCCCGGAACGAAGCGCTCGACCTCATGACCATGACCAACGTCATGGCCTTCCTGTTCGGCCTCCCCCGCATGCCGTGGGAAAGCCCGCCCGGCTGGGCCGCGCCGTGGGATGTCAACACCTTGGTCGTGTCCATGGAGGAAGAGACGGCGGCACGAAACGCCACCGCCCTGGCGACCGGAATTAAAGCGGTGGCGCAGGTTGTTACATCTGAGCCATCAACCGCATCCCGTGAGGAGCGCAGAAAGCGACTAGCATCCCAGTTGGCGCGGTGAGCATGTATTCTGTGTGAAAGGAATTATGACTTCTTAAGAAGGAAATCTATGACTTTTGATTTTTTATCATTGGGTATGAAGTCGCTCCCAAAGTAAAGACTGTAGGTCTCGCTCGGCAGTATGAACCAGGTAGGATAGCCGCGAGAAAGTGGATTTCCCTTATCCCCCTCATCGCCATTCCATCGCTGGGCCAGAACAGGACGCTTCCCTTCTTCATCCGTCCAATAACCTATAGCCATTGACCACCACCGACCTTCATGCAGAACGTCGACCAGTTCCCACTTGTCCCGAGGTGATAGAACTTCACGTGGGTCTAGCCCTTTATTATTTCCTGGCATGTAATCTTCCTTCTGTAACTAAGTATGGAATGAAGCATGTCATAATATATGAGGCAAGGCACATCGTGTTATATACAAAAATACTGAATAAGAGAGATTTACCATTCTGAAAAATGGTATGATTTTCGTATTACCACAAGGAAGAGGGTATGCCGCTCGATCTCAAGGTATCCGTCGATGGCTCGGCTCTGTTCCAGGCGTTCGCCCAGCTCACGAAGGATGAACTGCCCGGCGCCATCGCCCACGGCCTGAACCGCGTGGCAGGCGTTGCCAAGCGCGCGGTCCAGTCCCGCATGGAAGAAGTGTTCAACAACCCCAAGCCGTGGACGAAAAACGCCTTCTTCGTGCGCACGGCAACCCCGCAGAACCAGACGGCATGGGTCGCCACCCGCGACTTCGCCCCTGGCGGAACCGCAGCCTACGACTACCTGCGCCCCGAAATCTTCGGCGGCCCGCGCCCCATGAAGAAATCGGAAAAGGCGCTCCGCCCCATCGTGGGCGACCAGTACTGGGTGCCCGGTCGCGGCGCGCCGCTCGATGCCTACGGCAACATCCAGCGCGGCGAGATCGTGCGCATCCTCAGCCGCCTGGGCCTGATGCAGGACCCGCTGCAGAACATGACCGACCGCACGGCAAAACGGCTGGCCCGCAAGGGCCAGAACGCCCGGGCCCAGCGCTCGGAATACTTCATCGCCCGCGAGAAAGGGAACGGCCGGGCCAAGGGCATCTACAAGCTCATCGGCCCCGGCAACGTGGTGCCCATTCTCATCTTTGTCCGCCAGCCTACCTACCGCGCCGTGCTGCCAGTCGAGCAGATCGTGCAGGACGCGGTCGACCAGAACACCGAAGCCATGATCGGCAAGGCCGTTCGCTACGCCATACGAAAGCGCCTCGAATGACATTCACAGCCTATCCGCCCATCAGGCCGCAGCAGACCATCCTGTCGGGCCTCACGCGCGAGCAGCTACAGGCCAACCTCGCGGCAGCCCAGCAGGCCATGCATGACCTCATGATCGGCGGCAAGCCAGTCTCGGTGTCCTTCTCACAGGTCAACGGGTCGCGCTCCGTCACCTACACCTCGGCCAACCGGGCCGACCTCACCGCCTATATCCAGCTTCTCCAGACCACCCTGGGGACCAACCGGCGCAGGCCTGTCAGGTTCATCTACCGATGACACAACCCACGGTCAGGATACTCGGGCCGGATGGCAGGCCGCTGCCGCCGGTCCAGCGCCCCCGCCCGCGCCCGCGCCGGGCTTCGGCCCTTTCCGGCGGTTTCGGCCAGACCCCGTATGATGCGGCGGACATCACCAGCCCGCATATGGCGGCATGGAACCCGCTGCTCTGGTCGCCCGATGTCGAGCTGAACGTCTACCGCGACCGCATCGTCTCGCGCATCCGCGACCTGGTGCGCAACGATGGCTGGGCCTCGGGCGCCATCACCCGCGTGCTGGACAACGCCATCGGCGGCACGTTCCGCCCGATCAGCAAGCCCGACTATCGCAGCCTGCGCGTGCGCACCGGCTACAGCTTCGATGCCATGTGGGCCGAGGAATGGGCGCGCGAGGTCGATGCCCACTGGCGCTGCTGGGCCGAGGATGAAGACCGCTTCTGTGATGCCGGCCGCCGCCTGACCTTCACCCAGATGATGTGGGTGGCCTTCCGCCATCACCTCATCGATGGCGACTGCCTGGCGCAGGTCTGCTGGATCCCCGAGCGCGTGCGTGCCGGTGGCGCGGAATATGCCACCGCCTTCCACCTGATCGACCCCGACCGCCTCTCCAATCCCCAGTATAACTGGGACCTCAAGCACATCCGGGGCGGTGTCGAGATCGATGATTACGGCGCGCCCGTCGGCTACCACATCTGCCGCGCCCACCAGGGCGACTGGATGCAGGCCGCCGATACCGTAATCTGGGATTACATCCCGCGCGAGACCGACTGGGGCCGGGCCAACATCGTCCACTACTTCCAGACCGAGCGCGCTGACCAGCATCGCGGCGGCGCGGGCATCCTCGCTCCCGTGGTCCAGCGCCTGAAAATGCTGATCAAGTATGACGGCACCGAACTCGATGCCGCCATCATCAACGCCATTTTCGGCGCGTTCGTGGAATCACCCTATGACCCCGCCCTGGTGGAAGACGCGCTGGGCGGCGATGAGGTGGTCAGCGGCTATCAGGCCCTGCGCACGGATTTCCACGGCGGCAATTCTGTCATGCTGGGTAACGCCCGCATGCCGATCCTCGCCCCCGGCGAGAAAATCGGCACCGTGTCCGCCGCCCGGCCGGATTCCAATTTCGAGCAGTTCGAGAACGCCATGCTCCGCAATGTCGCATCCGGCGCGGGCATGGCCTCCATGCAGGTCAGCAACAACTGGTCGGATGTGAATTACAGCTCGGCACGCGGTGCGCTGGGCGAGGCCTGGAAAACCCTGTTCCGGCGGCGTGAGAACGTCTCCAAGGGCTTCGCATCCGGCATCCGGGGCGCGTGGCTGGAGGAATGCGTGGCGCTGAACGACCTGCCGCTGCCACGCGGCTGCCCGCCTGATTTCCTCGCGCGCTACTTCGCCGCCATCAAGACGCCGCTGGCGCGCTGCCGGTGGCTCGGTCCGGGCCGTGGCTGGCTCGACCCCGTGGCCGAACGGCAGGGCTCAATCCTCGGCATGGATGCGGGCCTGTCCACGCTCGAGAATGAAGTGGCGGAAAACGCCGGTGGCGACTGGGAGGAATATGTCGACCAGCGCGCCGTCGAGGTCCGCAAGTTCCAGGAGTGCGGCCTCACCCCGCCCGACTGGTCCGGCGGCCAGAACCAGACCGCCACCCAGGCCGCCACACCACCACAGAAACCGGATGCAAGCTGATGCACCCCTCTACCCTGCTGCTCAACCAGCCGCTGGCGCTCTCGGCCAGCCGCACGGCCATCATGGCCCGGCTGTTCCGTGATGGCGCATCGGCTGAATCCTTCTTCGGCGACAAGGTGAATGACGATACCCCTTACGAGATCCACAAGGGCATCGCCGTCATCCCCGTCTCCGGCGTGCTGCTGCCCGGTCGCGGCTGGTCATGGTCGGGTGTCACCTATTACAGCACCATCCGCTCATCCCTGGCCGATGCGCTAGACAACCCCGACGTGACCAGAATCGCGCTCCTGATCAACAGCCCCGGCGGCACGGTGTCGGAATGCGCCGACACGGCGGATGTCATCTACGCGGCACGCGGCAAGAAACCCATCTGGGCCGTGCTGGATGATACCGCCTATTCCGCCGCCTACGCGCTGGCCTCATCGGCTGATTTCATCACGGTGCCCCGCGTGGGCGGCGTCGGCTCCATTGGCTGTGTCGGCATGCATGTCGACATCACCCAGGCGCTGGAAAAGGCGGGCATCCTTGTCACCACCTTCCAGTATGGCGCCCAGAAGACTGATGGCGCCCCCACAACCCCGCTCACCGATGGCTCGCGCAAGCGCATGCAGGCCATGATCGATGAGATGGGGGAGCTGTTCGTCTCCCAGGTCGCCCGCAACCGCGATCTCGACCCGGGCACCGTCCGCGATACGCAGGCCGGGACCTTCCTCGGCGGTCGCGGCATCGATCTCGGACTGGCGGACCAGATCGCCACGCCCGAGGAGGCCATCGCGGCCTTCATGAAGCTCTGACTGCTCTCAGTCACCCCACCATGCAGGCCCCAAACGGGGCCTTTTTTTACGGAGCCCATACCCATGTCCATGCGCAAGACGTCCCGGTTTGCCCATCTGTTCGGCACGCCCCGCGCCGCCACGGATGACGAGGACGAAGACCAGAACGCCCGCCGCGCCGAAGGCGAAGACCCCGAGGACGGTGAAGACGAAGACGGCGAGGATGATCCCCCGCCCCGCAAAAGCCGCAAGCCCAAGAAGGCGAAGAAAGCCGGAAAGGCGAAAAAGGCCGAGGACGACGGCGAGGACGCAGGCGACGACGATGCAGGCGATGATGACGCCGATGCGGAAGATGAGGACGATGAGGAAAAGGCCAGCGCCCGCGCCCGCGAGCGTGGCCGCTGCGCCGCCATCTTCAGCGATCCCGCCGCAGCCCTGAACCCGGTCGCAGCCGCCGAACTGGCGTTCAACACCAACATGCCCCGCTCGGCCGCCATCAACCTGCTGCGCGTCACCGCCAGCGCCATGCCGCAGGCCCCCGTGCAGTCCAGCGCACCCTCGGCGCTCAACCGGCTTGATGAGCGCATGGCCAGCAGCCGGGTGCAGCCCGTGCCCACGCGGCGGGAATCAAGCCGTCAGAACGGCAGCGGCAACGACGCCACAGCCCTCGCCAACCGCATGATGCAGCGGCACAAATCCCTCACCGGCAAGTAAGGACCCCAGATCATGAGTGGTTCCACCACAGTTAATGGCATCTGGCCGCAGACCCCTGCCGCCTTTGACGCCACCTACCAGCCCGACCAGCTGATCGCGGGCGTCTACCCGCGCGTGACCGAAAACGTCACCCTTGCCGGTGCCCAGGGCGTGCTCGTGCGCGGCACGGTGCTCGGCGTGGTCACGGCCACCGGCAAATATGTCGTGTCCACTTCGGCTGCGACCGATGGCAGCCAGACACCCATCGCCGTGCTTGCCGATACCTATGACACTGCGGCAGGCGATGTGGCCGGTGCTGGCTGCTACTTCAGCGGCGAGTTCAACCAGAACGCCGTCACCATGGGCACGGGCTGGACGGCCGCCACGCTGGCCGCCGCCCTGCGGCCTGCCAACATCTACCTCAAGAATGCCGTGACCGCGGCAGACCCGACCTGACGGAGCAAATGCGGTGAGCTTTCCCACAATTTATGACACCAACGTGCTCGTGCAGGTCGTCAGCAACCTCAAGGTGGCCCAGACCTTCCTGCTCGACACGTTCTTCCCCAACATCGTCGAGAGCGATACGCAGTATGTCTCGATCGACGTCGACATTGGCAAGCGGCGCATGTCGCCCTTCGTCAGCCCGATGGTCGAGGGCAAGCTGGTCGAGCAGCGGCGCATCGCCACCTCCACCTTCGAACCACCTTACGTCAAGGACAAGCGTGCCCCCGACCTGCTGCGCCCCGTGCGCCGCATGCTGGGCGAGCGCATCGCGGGCGGCGAGATGATCAACGGTGGCGGCGAGATGACACCGCAGGAGCGCATGGAGGCCAACCTGGTCTTTGAGCTGGCCGACCAGGTCGACATGCTCAAGCGTCGGCAGGAATGGATGGCCGCCCAGGCGCTTGTCACCGGCAAGCTGACCGTCTCGGGCGAGGGCTTCCCCACCAGCGTCATCGATTTCGGGCGCGATGCCAGCCTGACCGTCGTCAAGACCGGCACGGGCCTGTGGGATGCCGCAGCCACGGTGGCCAACCCCACCGATGACGTGCGCCTGTGGCAGACCATGGTGCTCAAGATCAGCGGCGCACGCGTGACCGATCTGGTGTTCACGAACACGCCCTACAACACCCTGATCAAGGATGACGAAGTCAAGAACGCCATCCTGAACACCTCCATCCGCGCCAATGACGAAGCCCGGCTGATCCTCGGTCCTCTGGCCGATATGGGTGCCGTGCTGATGGGCTACTGGGGAACCTACCGCGTATGGCTGTATAATGACTGGTTCGTCGATGACGACAACGTCGAGCAGCCCATGATCCCCGATGGCACCGTGCTCGCCGTCTCCAGCCAGATGAACGGCACCCGTGCCTATGGCGCGATCAAGGATCCCGCCTTCGCTTATGGTGCCATGGCCTACGCGCCCAAGTCGTGGCTGCAGCAAGACCCGGCCCAGCGGTTCCTCATGCTCCAGTCAGCACCCGTCGTCATCCCCAGCCGGGTCAATGCGTGCCTGGTGGCCACTGTCACATCATCGGCGGACTGATCATGCCCGAACCCACGAAAAAAGTCGTCAAGATGCCCGGCCGCACCCTGTTCAACGGCAGGAAAAAGGTCCCGGTCGGGGTGCCCTTCGACCTGCCAGCAGATGAGGCGGATCACCTGATGCGCCTCGGCCACGTGCGCCTGTATGAGCCGGACCTGCCGCCGTTGCGGGAGGATCCGCCCCCCGCGCCCGAACCCGATGCATGAGCATTGATTTCGATGCCCTCGCCCTTGGTCCCTGCATGGGCACCTTTGGCGAGGACATCGTCTATCAGCCAGCCGCAGGCGGCTCATACACCATCACCGGCATACCGGACGTGCCCTACAAACCGGCCTTTGCTGACCAGATCGATGGCCTGACGCCTACCAACATCATCAGCGATGATGCGGTCGTGGGCATCCAGCTGTCGCAGCTCCCCTTCACGCCCACGCAGGGTGACCTGCTGACCATGCGGGGCATCCTGTACCGCGTGCGTGAAACCCAGCCCGATGGCCGGGGCGGCATGCTGCTGACCCTCAACAACGCGGACCATGAAAATGACCCCATACCGGGTAATCCTTCGTGAGGCAGCGGCTGCGGTCCTGCTGAACGCGGGCACCATGGCCGGGCAGAAAATCTATACCGCCCGCAGCCTGCCCTCCACGATCGAGGACCTGCCCAACGTCTACCTGCAGGTGCCCATCGATCAGGGCACCAGCCTCGGGCGGTCGCAGCCGGGTTTCCGCCGCGTGGCCTACCTCCAGATCGAGGGGCGGGTCACCGGCGGTACTCCGGGCAAGGTCGAGGACACGCTCGACCTGCTGGCGGGACAGATCGAATACGCCCTGATGCAGGATGCCAGCTTTCAGGCCCAGATCCAGCAGGTCACGGAAATCGATACCCGTATCTCGATCGACAGCAGCGGCTCGCGCCATCTGGGCGTGGTCACCATCCGCATGGGGCTGGAGTTTGATGAATATTATCAGGCCAACGGCCCTGCCCTGACCGAGATCACCGGCACCATGACCGCGAACGGCAACACGGATTTCGCCGGTATGCAGGTCCCCACCACCTAGAACCGAGGCTCTGCCCCATGTTTGTAAAACCCGCCCCGGGCCGCGCAGTGCGGTGGCCCGGCACTATGCGCCTGCTCAAGGCGCAGGGCGAGACCGTGCCCGAAACCGGCTTCTGGCTCCTGCTCCTGCGCAATGGCGATGTGGAACAGGCCACGCCGCCCGCCGCATCCGCAGCACCGGCCATCCCGGCCCCCTCGCCTGCGCCCGCCAGTGGCGACGCAACCGCCACCCCTGAACCTGCCGAGGCCCACGCATGAGCGGCTCCATCACGGTGCCGGGCTACCCGACCAATAACCGGGTGCCCGGCTTTTATTTTGCCCTGGACAATTCCAAGGCGAATACCGCCTCCTATGGCCGCCGCGTCCTGATCGTCGCCCAGACCACCACGGGCGCAGCCCTTGCGGGCACGGCGCGCCTGTCCGCAGGCATCACCGATGCCGAGGGCCTGTATGGCGTGGGCTCGCAGGCCGCGATCATGGTCGCGCAGTATTTCGCCATCGACCCGCTGGGCGAGGTCTGGGTGCTGCCGCTGGCCGATGACGCCGCAGCCGCAGCAGCCAAGGGCACGATCGCCATCACCGGTCCCGCATCCGCATCCGGCACGCTGTGCCTGTATGTGGGCGACCAGCTCATCCCCACGCTGGTCACGGCAGGTGACACGGCAGCCACCATTGCCGAGAACGTGGTCACCGCAGCCCAGGCAGTTACCGGCCTGCCGGTCACGCTGGCGGTCGATGCCACCACGGCAGGCCAGATCAACGTCACGGCGCTGAACAAGGGCCTGTGCGGCAATGACATCCTGCTCGGCGTCAACCTGCTCGGCACCGCTGGCGGCCAGTCCCTGCCCACGGGCATTGCCGTAACGCTAGGCCAGATGGCAGGCGGCACGCAGAACCCCACCACGCTGGCCACCGCACTCGCCGGGCTGGGTGACCGGGTCTATGACCTGTTCATCCATCCCTATACCGACACGGCCAGCCTGACCGCGTTCAAGAACGAGTTCAACAATACCGACGGCCGCTGGGCACCGATGGAGCAGCTCTACGGCCACGGCATCACCGCCTACCGGGGCACGTATGGTGAGGCGACCGCCTTCGGCCTGACCCAGAACGACCCGCACACCACCATCATGCCCATCTCGGACAGCCCCTCCAGCCCCATGGTCTGGGCGGCGCAGATCGGCGCGCAGGTGGCGGCCAGCATCCGCATCAACCCGGCCCTGCCGGTCACGGGCGTTGCCCTGACCGTCATGCCGCCCACCGATGCCGGGCGCTTCACCCTACCCCAGCGCAACAGCCTGCTGTGGGATGGCATGAGCACGTTTACGGTGGATGACAGCGGCACGGTCAACATCGAGCGCCTGCTGACCACCTACCAGACCAATGCCGAGGGCGTGCCCGATAACAGCTACCTCGACATCGAGACGCTGATGACCGCCATGATCTGCCTGCAGGACATGCGCATCTTCCTGGCCTCGATGTTCGGCGGCTTCATCCTGGTAGCCGATGGCACGAAGATCCCGGCAGGGGCAAAAGCCACCACTGCCCAGCTGATCGGCAAGGCCTGTGCCGCGCGCTACCGCTGGCAGTGCACCCAGTTCTGGGCGCAGAACGCCGCCACCTTCGCCGCCAACCTGCAGGCGCAGAATCAGGGCGGCGGACAGGTCTTCCTGCTCATGCCCTATGACTTCGCCAACCAGCTCTGGGTCATCGCTGGCAACTGCCAGTTCGTCAAATCGTAAGGAGCCGCCATGTCCGGAACCGTCTATCGCGGGCCGCTTGGCGGCCTCGCAACCCTCACCATCAACGGCATCCCCTTCAATGTCGTGGGCGAAGCCCAGTGGCAGGCCTCGGGCGATGTCAATGAAACCGCCAAGGGCCAGACCATGGTCGAAGGCTTCACCGTCATGCCCGGTGAAGGCTTCATCCAGGCCACCCTGCGTGACCGGCGGGACTTTGCCGTCAGCTCCCTGCAGGGCGCATCCGGCCTGACCGTCGTGCTGGTCAACGCCAACGGCAAGGTCATCACCGCCGATGATGCCTGGCACACCGAACGCATCACCGTGAACACGCAGGAAGGCACCTTCGAGTTCCACGTCGACAGCGCCACCGTAACCGAGGACACCGTCTCGTGACCCATCCCCACCATAAAGCCCCGACAGACGCCGAAGTCATGGCAGCGCTGGGCCAGCCCGATGAAGAGCTGCCCGCGCGCACGGATGACAGCGTAATCGTGCTCGATGACCCGATCACCCTCAAGGATGGCCGCGAGTATGACGAGCTGGACCTGCGCGAGCCCAACGTCTTCCACATCCTCTCGGCAGCGCAGGTCATCGGCAAGCGTCCGAATCTGGAAACGGTCTACAGCTCCCAGATCCGGCTGGTCGAACTGGTCAGCGGCTGGCCGCCGCTGGCTACGGGCGAACTGCCCAGCCACGTGCTGGACCGCGCCGTCGCCTACGTCACGCATTTTCAGGATGAGGCTCGTCGGCCGGACGACGTGCCGCCCGACCTGTCCCCGTCCCTCACTTTAATTTTCGATGAACCGATCGAGGCGGTGGGCCGCACCTTCACCACCATGGAGCTCCGCCCGCCCAAGGTGAAGGAACGCCGCACGGCGCAGGCCTTCGAGGCACGCGGCACGCCGGAAGGCTTCATGCTGGCCGAGATCGCCCTGGTCGAGGCCATAGGCGAATGGCCCAAGGCCGCCGTCCTCAAGATGCCGATCAGCAAGTTCGCGCGGGCGGCGGATTACCTGACCGGTTTTTTTCGCAGTGGCCTGACAACTGGGCCGACATAGGCCCGGATCTGTGCGTGTTCTGCCCGGGCTTCACGCTCAGGGATGTCGAGGACCTGACCGGTGAGCGCATGCTCGACCTGTTCGACAAGGCCAGCCGGATAAACGAACACCGCAAGCGGGAGGCTGCACGTGGCAAACAGCGGCGTTAAGGTTGTTCTCATCAACAGGCCAGTGAGAACTCAGGAGTAACTCAACTGCTGCTGCACACTGTGCGTGCGGTAATGATGATTGGCATGCCAATAAAGGCGAAGGACTGCGTAAAAGTCATTCAAGATTCCCCATTCGAAAGTTCTTGGCTGGCAGCCTCAAGTCCCTTCTGGGTCAAGCGGCGAATGGCTTCGGGGCGTGTGACGTATGGAGGACCGTTCTCGGCGATCCACCCATCTATCAACGCAAGTTCCCGCTCATCCACGCGTACCATGATGGGGGTTGTCGCGCGCTTGGGTCTGCCGCGAATTGATTTCTTGGTATCAATTGTTGCATCTTTCATGTTGCGATGATACCAAGAAAGCAGGCCGGAAGGAAGCGGGAACTCCCAACCGGCCCTAACCTCCAGCAAGGGAACAGACCCCATGCCACAGGCTAATGCCTTACCTACCACAGATCGGCGTACATTTCTCGGACGTATCGCAGGAGTATCAGCACTCACGACTATCGGTGTAACGCATGCATCATTAGCGCGAGGGCAGGCCGAAGACGCTGAGTTGATCAGCCTTTGCCGCAAGTTTGATGCGCTTGAAGATGAGTTCTTGTCCTACTTCTCGGGCGGCGTGAATCATATAGAAGACGATGAAGAGCGCGATCTTTACATTGAACCACTCCATTGGCGGCAGGCCACGCTTCTGGACCGGATATGCGAATTAAAAGCTACTACTGTAACAGGTCTCGTAACTCGTCTTCGTGTCTTGGCAAGACTGAACAAAGATGCATCGGGTATTTCAGGACCCGTATATTGGGATGAGCGAATGCTCCATGCCGTCCTTCGTGATGCAACGGAGATTACCATATGACCGACAATCTCATTCCCTTCGCATTCGGGGAAAAGCTGGTTCGTGTCGTCAGCCGTGACGGTGAACCATGGTGGGTTCTAAGCGACGTATGCGCCGTGTTGGAAATTCGCAATCATAAGGACGCATCCACTCGATTAGATGTTGATGAGAAGTCGGGGGTCGGCATTACCGACCCCCATGGGCGTGAACAGGTTACAACCGTTATCAACGAGTCCGGCCTGTGGTCCCTCGTCCTGACCAGCCGCAAACCCGAAGCCAAGCGCTTCAAGAAATGGGTCACGGCGGAAGTCCTCCCATCAATCCGGCGCACCGGCTCCTATCGGCACGCCGCCCAAGCTGTGGAGGCGGACGGGGCTGAATGGTTCAGCCGCCTCTCCCGTGTTGTCCATGCGTGGTATTCGCCCGGTGGTGAGGCCGAGGCCCGACGTGTCTGGTCCGAACAGGCAATGCCCTTCCCCATGCCGCGACTGGATGGCGTGCTGCTACTGATGGAGGCTGCATTGGGCGATGGAGAAGCCGCCGGAATTTCAGGCACCTCTGCCTTGCGCCGTATTTCATCGCGCCATAACGGGGCGTTGGGTGGTCGGCCCCGCAAGGGAGAAAATGCTGCGCAGGCACGGGTTCGACGGCTGCACCTTGTTGAAAAGGAAGTCATCCCTTCGGAGAATGGTCAGGAGGCTACTGTCATGACCTATTCAACCCAGCCGCAGGAAAAGGCTTTCAGCCGCGAATAATGTTTCCGCTGCCGATTACGAAGCTGATTGGCAGCGGCGAATGACACAAACAATCATTGGGGTATCCGGCAGGCATCAACTTGAGGCCGTGGATGCCCCTTTTTTATGGCTGCCCTACATCTGGCAATCGAGATTGCGGATCAGATTGCAGCGGAACTGAAAGGGGAGGCTGCACGTGGCAAACAGCGGCGTTAAGGTTACCATCTCGGCAGCCGACCGGGCCAGCTCCACGCTGGAAAAGATCAACAAGCGCATCGCTGGGCTACAGGCCCCGGTGCGCCGCGCGCAGGCCGCCTTCGGGCGGTTTGCCTCGCTATCCGGCCTCACACGCCTGAAAAACGGCTTCGTGGGTTTGGCTCGCGAGGCGCTGGGTGCGTTCCGCTACATCGGCCAGATCGTGCCGGTGCTGGGCGCAATCACGGGCTCTGCCAGTCTTGCGGGCATGTATCGGCTCGTGGGGGCATGGGGGCAGTTCGGCACACAGCTGCGCACGGTATCGGGCAGCATGGGCATGGCACCGCAGAAACTGCAGGCCATGCAGAACGCCGCCCGCCTGTCCGGCAGCTCAGCTGAGGCCATGACCGGCGCGCTCCAGACGCTATCACAGACGCGCTGGAATGCGCTGAACGGGATGGACCCACGCGCTGCAGCGCAGTTCAAGGCGATGCACCTTGACCTCGATAAGCTATCCAAGGAACCGGTAGACAAATTCTTTGATCGCGTGGCGCATTCCATTCGCGGCCTGCGTGATCCGGTCGCCCGTACAATAGCGGCAACCACGCTTCTGGGCGGTGCTGGTGAGCAACTCCAAGCAGTCCTCCAGCAAAGCGATAAAGAATGGCAGCGCAGCCGCGAGGAAGGCGAGCGCCACGCGCATATGACAGCGGAAGCCGCGCGCCAGGCCGATGAGTATCGCCGCTCGCAGGAAGGCCTGACCCAGTCGGTCGAGGATTTCGGCAACAGCATTGCCCAGGCAGCAGCCCCCGGCCTGATCGATCTCAATCACTTCCTGACCGACCTGATCGACACCAACCGCGACTGGATCGCGCAGGACATTGGCAGCTACGTCAAGCAGTTCTCCTACTGGTTCCGCAATGGCGGCTGGGACAAGATCAAGACCGACATCGAGGACGCGGCCCATGCCGTGTCTGATGTGGTTAAAGAGCTGGGTGGCTGGGAGTCCGCAGGCAAAAAGGCCCTGGTCGCCATCGGGCTGCTCTATGCCGCCCCGGTTCTGGCCGGGCTGTTCAGTCTGGCGGCAGCCGTGCTGGGCATCGCCACCGCCTTTTCCAAAGTAGGAACGGCGGCAACGGAAGCGCAGGTTGCGGCCCAGTTTTCGTCCGCTCCTGGTGGGCGCGCGCCATTCCGCCCCTCTGCCGCAGGCATGTTCGGGCTGCTGAATTTCGCCACCACTCTCTATCAGGCCCACAGGGATGGCGTTCAGATTTCAGGCGAAGGGGAAGGTCTGCTTGATCACGTCCCCGGCTATACCCGCTTCAGCCGGTGGTGGGATCGCATGTCCGGCGCGGCTGTTGCCCCACTCGATCAACCAGTGCAGGCCGCAGCGCTTCAGGCCGCCCAGAAATATGGCCTGGACCCGGATCATTACATTGCCCTGCTCCGCGCGGAGCATGGCGGGACGCGTAACGTCTCGCCAGCGGGTGCCTTCGGCCCCAGCCAGCTCATGCCAGATACCGCGCGGGGTTTGGGATTGCCAGCCTCGGTCGATGCCCCGGGCTATAGCTGGCAACAGAACCTTGATGGCGGCGCACGCTATTACCGCCAGCTGCTGACCCGCTACCAGGGCGATTATGCTGCCGCCGATGCAGCCTATAACGCTGGCCCCTACAGCAAGTCGGTGCGGCAATTTGCCCAGACGCATGACCCGTCGGTACTCCCGCAAGAGACGCAGAATTATATCAGTTCCATCGCCAGAATGTCCGGTTTCAAATCCGGGCCGCCCATTTCCCTGCCCTCCAGCGGCAACGGCACTAATGGCGCGGATGGCGCGCCAACAACCGTCAATGTCGGCGTTGCAGTGCATGCCCCGCCTGGCACGAAAGTTCAGGTCACCGATGCGCCGCCCGGCGCGAACATACGGCCCCAGATCCAGACCCAGCGGGCCATGCCGCCCGAGATAACCGCAATAGGAGGCTGACATGTCCGGCACCCTCACCACCCTGGTCGGGGAATATCTTCAGGCCTCTTTCCGGGGTGTTCCGTTCGTGGTGGTGGGCAGCGGTGGGCAGAATGGCCGCAATACCGCCATGCATGTCTATCCCTACAACCCCAAGCCGTGGGCGGAAGACATGGGCCGCGCACCGCGTCCCTACCGCTTCCGGGGCTTCCTGATCGGGCCGGAATGCTGGGCGCAGCGTGACCTGCTGGCCATGGCGGCCGAGACCAGCGGCACGGGCCTGCTGATCCACCCGGTCATTGGCGCCATACAGGCCAGCCTGCTGCGGTGTGACTGGTACGCCCGTGATGGGGTGATGCATGTCATCGACATCGAACTGGAGTTTATCGAGGCCAGTTCCTACCTTTCCAGCACCATCCTGCTGGCACTGCATGCCGCCATAGCCGTTGCCGCCGTGGCATTTGGCGGCGCCATCTCGTCTGATTACGCCGCCACCACGCTCACCCCCTACAGCTACGGCGCAACCGTGCTGCATGCCGGGCGCGATGTGGCGTCCGACTGGGGCAGCCGGGCCAACGGTGCCATCCGCTCCCCCCGCGCCTTCGCTGGTGCCATGGCGGCGCTCCCCGGCAATATCGGGCGTTACGCCAACGGCAGCGGGGCCGTGGTGGATGACAGCGCTACGGTGGACACCATCCTCGCCGGGCTGACCGCCAGCGCCCAGACGGTCAGCAATAATGTGGCTGCCCTGGCCGATGCAGGTGATGCATCCACGCTGGCTGCCGCCATCCTCGTGGTGCCTGAATCCATCCGCTCGGCCATAGCCGATCCCGCCGGGCAGATTGCGGTGCTCCTGCCGCTGGCCACCTACAGCCCGGCAGTGGTGGCCTCGGGCGCACCGATCGGCGGCGCGATTGCAACGGCACAGACCGCGACTGCAACGCTGTGCCGTCAGGCGGCCCTGCTCTCGCTGGCCTACGCCCTGGCCGACTGGCAGCCCGCCACGTCGGATGAGGCGCAGGCCATGCGCTTACGCATCGGCACCATGCTGGATGATGAAGCGGTGATCGCGGCGGATTCCGGTGACGATGCCACCTTTCAGGCCCTGCGCAATCTGCGCGCCCAGGTGCTGCAGGATCTGGCCGACCGCGCTGCCCGCCTGCCCGATCTGGTCACCATCACCCGCAATGCCCCCCTGCCCGCGCTGGTGCTGGCCCAGCAGGTCTATGCCAACGGCTCCCGTGCAACAGACCTGATCCGGCGGGCAAACCCCATCCATCCGGCATTCATGCCCACGAGTTTCGAGGCGTTATCGTCATGAGCGGAACCCTGTCTGCCCTTTCCGACTTCGTGGGGTGGACACCCCAGCCGTCCGACCAGGTCTCGGTCATCATCCTGCGCGGCACAAAGGCATGGGCCATCAGCACATGGACGGGTGCGACCATCCGCATGGGCGTGGAAATCATGCCCTGGACGGCAAACCTGTCCATGACCACACAGGGGCCGAACGCTGCGACCACGATCGACCTTGCCGAAGGTGACAGCTGCCAGCTGCTGATCGGCAGCACGCTGGTGTTCACCGGCTATGTCCAGACCATCGTGGAGGACATCGCACCCGGCCAGCACAGCATTGAGGTGCAGCTGGCCTCAAAGAGCATTGATCTGGTGGAATGTGCGGCGGAGTTCTCTACGTTTCAGATGAACAGCACGAATGCGCTGGCCATCGCCCGCGCCGTCTCCGCCTTCGCTGGCATACAGGTGATCTCGGTGGCTGGCGCGGGCAATACCGACATTCTGGCCTTCTCCGCCATCCTGACGGAAACGGCCTACGAAGTTATCGAGCGTGTGACGCGCCTTGCCGCCGTGCTGTTCTATGACCAGCCGGATGGCAATATCTGCCTGTCACGGGTCGGCTCCCGGCATGCGGCCAGTGGATTTGTGGTGGGCGGCAATGTCGAGCGCATGCAGCGCGTGCGCAGCATGGCCGGGCGCTTCTCCAGCGTGCAGGCCCTGAATATTGCGGCCATCACGCTGTTTGAGTCCCCGCAGGCTGACAGGGCCGTGGAGCAGATGAGCGCCAATACTGCACCATTCGATGCGCAGGCTTTTGACAGGGGTGTAAAGCGCACCCGCAACATGCTGATCCCGGTCGAGATCGGTGACAGTAACGCCACCATTGCTCGCCAGCGCGTGCAGTGGGAAGTCAACCGGCGATATGGCCGCGCCTATCCGGTTTCAGTGACATGTGACAGCTGGCGTGATGATGCAGGCAACCTGTGGTTGCCGAACACACTCGCGCCGGTCTCCTTCCTTGGCGGATCAAAACAGGTTGACCTGCTGATCGGCGAACTGGTCCTGCGGCAGGCCATTGGGGAAGGCACGCATGCCGATGTCACGCTGATGGACCCCGCCGCCTATGCAGTTGAACCGATCATCAATCCGCTGATGCAGAGCGCCTTTTTCCAGGCGCTGGCATCGGGTCAGGGCCAGTCAGGCTAAGGGTGCCAGATGTCATTTCTTCCCCGCGTCGCCCGTGGCGTGATGATGCTCATCGGCATCGGGCGGCAGACCGCCGATACGGATGAGGCGCCCGCTACGCCAACCGTGCAGGCTACGCTGCTCAAGGGCGAAATCCACAGCGACATGCCGCTCATGCAGCACGCAGGCTTCGCCTGTCGCCCGCTGGCGGATTCCGATCATGTCATCGTCTTCATCGGTGGCAACCGCCAGCGCGGCGTATCCATCGCCAGCAATGACCAGAACAGCAGGCCGAAAGACCTGCAGCCCGGTGAGACATGCATTTACAGCCCCGCCACCGGCAGCCGGATCTGGCTCAAGGCCGATGGCTCCATCGCGCTGCTGCCTGCCAATAACAAGGTCACCACCCCCGGCGATTTCACGGCCGGGGGCATCATCACCGGCAATGAAGTCGTGGCGCAGGGCAAGAAGCTGTCCAGCCACGAACATTCCAACGGCAACAACGGCGCGGATACGGGTCCGCCCGTCTGATGCTTACTCCGCCGCGACCCCATGAATGGGGCGCGACGTGCGCTCGCGCACATCAAGCACCTCGATGCCGATCAGCGCGCCATCGGCATCGTAATCCAGTATCACGCAGGGGGAGACTTCGCGGGTTTCCACGGATTTCGCCCCTTCCGGCCCAACCCAGATGAACATGGCGTCGGCCTCGGGATCGTAGCTGGTTTTTATCATGACCTTGCTCTCCATTCCCTGCCCGGCAGGCATAGCACACAAGGCGGCGGCCTCCACGCCCATCGATCTCACGGGAACATAATGGATATCGCAATCATCTGGAACGTCCGCGAAGCCCGCGGCGACTGGCCCATCGTGTCCGGTGACCTCGCACTCGACAACCCGCTGCGCTCGGCCGTCATGGTTTCCCTGTTCACCGATCGCGTGGCCCCCGAACAGCCATCCTCGGCCGATACGGCAGCAGGCATCCAGTCTCCCAACGGCGCACCGGGTTCGGCTGCGGCCGACCGGCGCGGCTGGTGGGGCGATGCCTTTGCCGACCTGCCCATCGGCTCGCGCCTGTGGCAGCTCAAACGCGCGGTGAAGGTGGGCACGCGGGCCATCCCGCGCGAGATCGAGAGCATCTGCACCGAGGCCCTGCAATGGCTGGTCGATGATGGCGTGGTGCGCTCGATCGCGGTCAGCGCGTGGTGGAGCGCCACCATCCCCACCATGGCCGAGTTCTCGGTCACCCTCACCCAGCCGGGCAACAGCACGCCTCAAACCTTTACCTTCTCATGGGCCTGGGAGGGCCTGACCTGATATGGCCTATCCACGCCCCACCCTGTCGCAGCTGCGCCAGCAGGCCCTGCAGGATGTCGTCAGCGGTGGCATTCCCGGCGTCGTGGCCGTGCTGCGCTTCTCCGTGCTGTACGTGCTGGCCATGGTGCTGGCCGGGCTGGCGTGGCTGCATTACGGTTATATCGACTGGGTTTCCCTGCAATCCGTGCCGTGGACGGCCACGGATGAATATCTGGCCGCATGGGGCGCGCTCAAGGGCGTGTACCGCAAGGGGGCCACGGCCGCGACCGGCACGGCCACGTTCCCGGCCACCGGCACCAGCACCATCCCCGCAGGCACGCAGTTCGCACTACAGGGCGGCGTGCTGGCCACAGCCACGGCCGAGAGCGTTACGGCCGATGGCACGACCGTGGTCAGCTGGACTGCCAGCACAAGCGGCAGCGCAGGCAACGTCACGCTGGGCACCATCGCCACCCTGTCCAGCCCGGTGCCCGGCATCCAGACCAGCGGCACGGTCACGGGGGTGACGGTCAGCGGGGCCGACATCGAGGATGAGGACGATTTCCGCACCCGCGTGATGGACGCCTTCCAGGCGCAGGGGGAGGACGGCAAGCAGGCGGATTACGTGGACTGGGCCGAGGCCGTGACCGGCGTCACCCGCGCCTGGTGCGTGGGCAACGGCTTCGGCGCGGGCACGGTGGTGGTCTACGTCATGCTCGATGAGGCCAACGCCGCCACGGGTGGTTTCCCGGTCGGCACCGATGGCACGGCGGCAGGTGATCCCCGCTACACCACGGCAACGGGCGACCAGCTGACGGTAGCCAACGCGATTCAGGCCGAGCGGCCCGTCACGGCGCTGGTCATTGTCTGCGCGCCCATCGCCCAGCCGGTGGACTTCGTCATCACGGATCTCGGCACGGGCGACACCACGGCCAACCATGCCGCCATCAAGACCGCGCTGGCCGACATGTTCCGGCGCAAATCCGCCCCCGGCGGCACCATCAACCCCAATGACTGGCAGGAGGCCATTGCCGCCATCGGGCTGGACAGCTTCGAGGTCCAGTCCCCGACCGATCCCGTGGTCGGCGCCAATCAGGGTAGCATGCCGGTGCTGGGCACGGTCAGCGGCGCGGATGGCGTGGCATGGTAGCGCCCATCTTTGCCACGTCGGATTTCCGCACGGCCCTGCTCAACCTGCTGCCGCGCGGGCGCATCTGGTCGCGTGAGCCGGATGGCATGCCCTACCAGATCGCGGGCGTGTGGGCGCCCACCTTCCAGCGCAATGGGCAGTCGGCCGGTGAGCTGATCGCCGATGCCTTCCCCTCCACCACGGCCAACCTGCTGCCGGAATGGGAGGCCACCCTCGGCCTGCCCGATCCCTGCGCAGGGGAAAGCCCGACCATCGAGCTGCGCCGCGCGCAGGTGGTGGCCCGGCTGACCGATAATGGCGGGGCTTCCGTCGCCTACTTCATCGCGTTCGCCAAGACGCTTGGCTTCGACATCACCATCACCGAGTTCGCGCCCAGCCGCTTTGGCCGCAAGTTCGGCACGCCCTTCGGCGGCGATGCCTGGGCGCATACGTGGCAGGTCAACGCCCCGCAGTTCACCATAACGCCCCTGCGCTTCGGCAACGCCTTTGGCGAGCCCTTCGCCACCTGGGGCAGCACGGTCCTGCAATGCGAGCTGACCGCGCGCAAACCCGCCCACACCATCCTGATCTTCAACTACAGCGAAGGATAACCGATGGACCTCATCATCGGCACCGGCACGGTCACCGAGGCCAGCCGCGACACGATGCCAGCCACCGGCACGCCCGGCTGGGCCACGGATGGCAACCCGGCGGCCACCATCCCCGCCACCGACTTCCCGGCCGCGCACTACAACATGCTCATGGCCGAGGTCATCCAGCCCATCCTCGATGCGGGCCTGACGCTGGACCCGGCCAACTGGGGGCAGCTCTCGGCCGCCATCAAGGCCTTGGCCAAACAGGCTGCCTCGGGCGCCGTGCTCGGCTCCCCCGGCGTTCTGGCCACGGGTGATGTGGCGGGCAGCGTGCTCTACTATTCCGCTGCCCTCGGCGCGCCCGCCTTCACCTACGGCACCACCACGGTCAGCCTGCTGACCACGACCGCGCTGGACGGCTACGTCACCACCGGGGCACTCACCACGGCGCTGGCGGGCTACCTCTCGCTGGGCGGCGGCAACGTCACCGGCGACATGGACTGGGGCAGCAAAACCACTGCGGGCACGGTCACGCACCAGTTTTGGTCGGCAGGGGCACCCGCTGCCGGTGATGCAACGCCTGATGCTACCCTGACCGTAACGGGCGGCACGCCGGGCACGGCCAATCAGGGCACGTTTCGCCTCTCCACTGGCACGTTCGATCTGTCCGGGTCGGGCAAGGTTCTGGTGCCTGACGTAGTGGATTTCACCACGCAGGGCGCGCTGGGCGCACGGGTGGCCGAGGGACGGTACGTCGGGTCGGTTCTGGCGGCTGGTACCACCAACGTCCGCATCACGGACATTCAGGAGGATGCCAGCGGTAACCTGATCGCCACGATGTCGGACGGCACAACTGAAAGTTATGCCCCGTTCAGTTGCGGAGTTTTTGAAGCGTCCGGTATCCTGCTGGATGGGTTCTGGACTAAGCAAGGTAATGTTTTGCGGCAAATGCTGCATGTTTCTCAGACTTCTTCCGAGCAGCAGCAAGATATTATTTTCCCGTTCGCATACACTGGTGTTCCGGTGGCACAGGTTACTGGACGGGTTTCCGCCGGTAGTGCTGTCAGTTCATGGGTAAACATAACATCAGGATACCCTACCGCTACAGAACTAAAGGTTTATTACAGGTCATATCTTAATAGTTCATACGACGCAGCCGGTGAATTGTGGATTACAGTTGAGGGAATACTGTCGTGACAGATTGGAAAACGACTTATACAAGCCGATACTATGCGCTTTATGATACTGCGGCTATGCAGCCCGCCCCCGTCACCGGCTGGATTGATATCAATCTGTTCCGGTCCCAGCCTGCATGGCTCCCCGCAGCGTCGGCCCTTCTGCCCCTGACGGCAGAACAATGGGCTGCCCGGTCCCCGTCCGGACAGGCCGTGCAGGGCGCAAATATCGTGGCCTATCCCGCATTGATGGCGCAGGCGCAATCGACCTATGCCGCAGCCAATGCATCGGCGAGCGTGGCCTATACGGCGAAAAATGTAGCCATTCCCGATGATGTGGCCGCCTATCTCAAGGCGCTGCTGGCCATCGCCAACGGCACGGACATCACCAGCACGGCATTGCCTGCGGCTCCGGCTGACCTTAACGGCACGACAACGGCGGCCAGCACGGCCACCACCACGACCTGACCCAGCCGCACAACCCGCGCCTGCCCGACCGCCCTTGAGGCGGTTTTTTATTGCCTGGAAATCTGATGTTCATTCTGTGGAGAGTGCTGGGGTTCGGGGACGACCCCCAGCTGCGCGACCGGCTGGTCCGCGTCGAGACCAAGGTCGAATCAACCGAGACCGACCTGCGCGCCCTGCGCGGCGAGGTGCGTGACCTGTCGACCGAGATGCGCGAGTGCATGGGCCAGATCATCGGCGGCATGAAGGCCATCAAGCAGATCGGGGCGGCCATCGTCGGCCTGATCACCGTGATCGGCACCGTCGCCGCCGCCCTGTTCGCTTACCCCCCATTCTGTGACTGGTTCGGCCAACTCCTGCACGGTGGACATCCATGAGCCCGGGCAATCCCCCTGAACAAGGAACCTGACGCCATGAGCGAACTCCCGCGCGGCATCCGCGCGCTGCGCCGGGAGCTGCTGCTGTACGGGCAGCGGGGCCTGACCACGGTAGCCAGCATCATCTCCGTCTATGCGCCCACCAGCGAGAACGCCACCGGGGCCTACATCAACCTGCTGTGCAGCCGGATGGGCGTGCAGCCCGGCACCACACTGGACCTGAACGACGCGCAGACCATGCGGCAGATGATCCTTGGCATCACGCTGATGGAGAACGGGCCGGGGCACATCACTCTGCCCCAGATCGACCAGGCGCTGCACGGCCTGCCTGCCCTGCCCCAGCCAGCCGAGGCCTGACATGGATCCCTTCTCGCTGCTGCAGGATGTGCTCTCGATGCTCCCGGCCCAGTATGCCGGGGATGTCGTGGTCATCCTGTCCTTCCTGATCTCGACCTGCGCCCTGATCGCGCGGTTCTGGCGGCCGCCTGACCCCACCTCGAAATGGGTGCTGGTCTGGACCATCGTCACCGCCATTGCCCAGGCGCGCGGGTGGAACCTGCCCGCCTACCAGCCGGGCAAAAAGGCCGCGATGGTTCCGGCTACCGTGCCCCGGCAGGAAGTCGAGCAGCGCCTCGATGTGCCGCCCGGCTCCACGCGCCCCGGCAAGCCACCGGCACGCGCCTCCCCGCCAGCCTGACTGGCTGGTCCCGGCTCAATCATCCTGATTCCGCAACCGCCTTTGAGGCGGTTTTTTTGTATGGAGACGCCTCTCATGGCTGACGCAACCACCGCCATCCCTGCCCTCGAGACCCTGATCGAGACCGCGCTGGGCAGGAAAGACACGGCCACCGCGCAGGCCGACATCGCACTGGCAGGCACCCTGCTGCAGACGCTGGTGCCGGTGATCGTGGCGCGCGCCGCGCCCAACCTCGACCTGGCGGGCATCGATGCCGCGCTGACCAAGGTGCTGACCGGCATCACCGACCTGAAAACGGCGATCGAGACCAAACCCGCGACCGCCAGCGCGACCTCGGCCGCAACACCTGCCCCGGAAAAGGTCGAGGCTCCGCGCCCGGTCGTGCCCGGCCAGCCGCTGCGCTGATCTGTCAACCGGATAGGGCCGGTCTGTAAACCGGCCGCCGGGCAACCTGATCGCTCCAAACCCGTAAACTGGTCCACCTGAACCATGAGAAAAATGCCGGTTTCCTACGGCATCATGGCGCGGGTGGACTATTTTCATATCCAGACTGGAAAGCTAGTCCATGACCCAGCATATCAACCTCGTGGCCGTCGATGGCGGCCGCCGCCGCTTCCTCGGCAGGGCACTCATGTCTGCAGCCGCGATCGCCGCCGCTACTGCCCTGCCTGCCTGCACGGTCACGAAGAACGGTGATATCACCACCCTCACCCTCAACGTGGCAGCCATCAAGGATTACGGGCAGGCCGGCCTCAATGCCGTCTCGACCATCCTGAGCATCGCAGCCCTCGCCAGCGCCATCGGCGCGCCGACCGTGGCCATCATCAATGCGGGTGATACCGCACTTGACGCAGCCCTGAACGCCTTTTCCTCGGCGGCCGGATCCACGCTGACCATCACCTACGATGATACGGACTGGAAAAGCCGGGTGGATAGCGTGCTCTCTGCCCTCGGCACGGTCGAGAAAGACCTGAGCGCCGCCATCACCGGGGTGGAGACCAAGGTCGCCAGCACCGACCTTTCCAACGCCAACACCGCCCTGAACGCGCTGGCCACCATCGTGTCGGCCTTCAAGGCCCTGCTGGACAGCGTGGCCGTGCGGCGCCCCGTCGGGGCCATGGCCAGCGCCACACCTGCCCCTTCGCAGGCGCAGGTGCAGCAGGCGCTCAGGGTGCTGGGGGTGACGGCATGACGCCCGTCGGCATCTTCGCCCTCTGGGCCGCCAGCACCATTGGCGGCATGCTGGCGGGCTTCATCCTGCTGGCCTATCTGGCGAGCAATTCACGATGACGCCCTTCATGGAGGGCGTCATCTCCGGTGCGGGCGGCACGGTCGTCCTCATCGGGTTGCTGGTTGCGATCCCGCTCAAGCTGCATGCGCTTTATGTGGCGGCGCAGTTGCGGAATCGTGGGCTGGAGTAGCGGTTAAAAATACCGCCTTTGCTACCACCTCGTTGTGGATAAGGTGAATATCGATACGCTCCAATACCGATGAGAGGCACCGCATGGAATACTCATGTTGCTACCCTTTCGTAACAGATGTAAAATTCTATGCCAGTCGTTATGTACTGGATCAAAAAAAGGACTGATCGTGAACAAGAAAAATATACCGGTAAGTGAATATAAAAATGTTCGAGATCTCCTTGAAAGATATGTCGAGGCCTTACGCACTGGCAGTGTCGATATGATGTCCGGCATATTTCATAAGGATGTCGTGACGCATGGCATTGTCGATGGTGAACTTGTGGGGGGAACGGGCAATCTGGCAGCAGAATTTGTCAGGATCAACGGAGCTTCCCCAGAAATTACATCTCATATCGATATACTCGACATAACCCCTGTCACGGCGGTGGCACGCATTATCATCGAAAATGATGCTATTGGCTCCGACTGCTGTGAATATGTCAATCTGATCAAAACAGACGGAAAATGGTCAGTATTTTCCAAAGCTTTTCTTCAGTTCGACAAGTAAAATACCTTGGGAGGCGCTCAGGATGTTGGGGGGGGGGGACGGCATGACGCGCACCGGCATCTTCGCCCTCTGGGCTGCCAGTACCATTGGCGGCGTGCTCGGGGGCTTCATCCTGCTGGCCTCTCTGGCGCGCAATTCACGATGACTGTTCACGCACTCGGCAGAGTGGCAGAAGGCCCGGCGCAAACGCCAGATTGACGACACGCTTGGGCCGCCTGCGCCAGAACCATCGAACGATTGAGAAGAATGTAGCGTCCGCGCTATTCCGCCGCCATATCCAATGCCCGGCGCGCCGCATCTGGTTCCCGCCCCAGAATACGCAGCAACGCCTGCACAGCCGGATCCAGCCCCACACGCCCCTGTTCCCAGTTGCGCCATGTCGCCACAGGTATGCCGGTCAGATCCGCGATCTGTTTCTGGGTCATGTGCAGGGTCTTCCGCACGGTTGCGGGCGTCGGGTATGGGGCGGACAGATGGCTTGTATCATTCGTCCCATCCTCACGGGCCTGACGGTCGATATCAGCTTCCGTGGTGGCGTTCACCTTGTCCCGGTCGATGGTTCCACCGTGCCGGGCGATCTGATGCAATGTCATCCTTGCCATTTCTTCCACTCCTTCTCGTGCATGCGGCGCGCAGAGATGATCCACGTCACATCGCCGCGACGCGTGTAGACGACCATGTAACGGCATCCTTCGATCATCCCGACTGCCTGAATCCGTGTTTCACCGTAATCCTTGCGGGTGTCTTCGCGTTCGATCACGTCCCCAAGAAAAATGCGGGCAGCGTAAATGAAATCGAAACCACGGGTGGAAAGGCACGCTGCGCTTTTTTCATCGTGCCAGTCAAAGGCGTGATGTGTTGCCGTCATAGGCATCCTATACGCTAGAAGCGTATAGTTCGCAAGGGAAACAGTACGCTAACGGCGCATGTCCGATCAGAACAATCAATCGTATTATACAACCACAAGGCGGCTCTCCGGAGCTGCCTTTTTTATTGGAAACACCATGACAAATCGCAAACTTGCGCAAATCCGCAAGCTGGGCTGCCGCCCTGCGCAGACGCGCCCGGGTCAGCCCTCCATGTCGGCCATGCGTGGCTTCATGGCCCGGCAGGCCCCTGCCCGGCTGGACCGCAGCCATATCGATCCTGCCCCACTGCTGCTGGGTAATGACGTGCTGGGAGATTGTACCTCGGCCGGGATTGGCAACCACATCCGCGCCACGTCCGCCCTGAACGGGTTCCAGACCGGCATCACCACGTCACAGGCCGTGGCGTTCTATTCCCGCTCCACTGGCTACGTGCCGGGCAACCCGGGCACGGATCGCGGCGGCGTGGAGGTCGATGTACTGACCACCGCGCTACGCGATGGGTATGCCGTGACCAACCAGACCCTATTCCCCCTCTGGGGCAGCGCGGATCCGGCTGACCTGAACGGCGTGCGCAATGTCATGGCAGGCCTATCGACGGCCTATCTCGGCGTGCAGCTGGCCGACGCCGATCTGTGGGAGGATGAGAACGGCGCGCTGGCTCCGGTGTGGGATACAGACATCCCGGCCGGACACGGTGACCCGAACCCCAACCCCGCGAACGGCCATTGCCTGCTGGGCTGGGATTACACCGGCACGGATGACACGGACATCGTGACCCTGCTCACCTGGGGCACCACGCAGCGCGCGACCTGGCGCTGGGTGCGCAGCAGGATCATGGAAGCCCATGCGCTGGCGTGGCGCCAGTTGCTGCCCGCCTCGACTCTGGCACCGAGCCAGCCGGACTGGGAGGCGCTGGTTACGGCGAATGATGCGTATCTGCGGGGTGTAGCGTGAGGGCGGTTCTGGCGCTGGCCTGCGCCCTCGGCCTGTCCGCCTGCGCTCATCAGGCGCCCGTGCAGACCACGATCCCGGCCGCCATGGCAGGCATCCAGTCCAGCCTGGCGCAGGCCGGGGTGGTATCGGTCTCCCATGCGGGTGACTGGACGGCGGAGCAGGACGCCCGGTTTACGCGCGCCGTGCGCGCTGCCCAGTGCAGCCAGCACACCCCCGACCCGGTGGTGGGGACGATTGCAGGTGACGTGACGCTGCAGCTCTCCGGCCAGTTTACGCAGGGCGGTCAGTTCAGCGTGGGTGCGATCACGACGGCACCCACGTTCGGGGTGCAGGGTGACGCCAGCCGGACGCGAGGGCAGACGGTCAGTCTACCGGTGGCATATGCCCCTCTGTCCTCAATGCCTGACGTGGAGATGTCCAGGCAGATCGGATACGAGACCGAGATGCTCGCGCAGAACGATGAGGCACGGCATGCCGAAGCCGCGAGGTTGATTGCGGATCGTGAGGAATTAAGAGGCCGCGTGCAGGCTATGATCGATAGCTGGGCCACAGACGGTTGCAGCAGCCACACGGCAATCGGCCCGTTTGTGGGAAGCCACGGCAGGTGACCCGAGCATCGATTCGAAAGCCAAGTGAGAATCGACGATCAGATTTAGCATGCCAGCGCTAACCCCTTGATTCCAAACGATTGGAACAGAGTAAGAAAATTGCTAAATAGCATTGTTTTTGTTGGCTTATATAGGAAATCATAATCCCTTGGTCGGCGGTTCAAATCCGTCCACCGCTACCATCTGCGTTAGGATTGATTTCCAATGATTTAGCAGAATGAGACGGCCCTTTAACGGAGCCGATGCTAGTCACTTGATTTCCCCCTTTTCAAAAACGCTAGTCACTCCCCTCGCCTTCTCCCTTGCATCAAGGGCTCGGGCAGAGAACTTTGCAATGGCGTTGACGGCATGGGTTTTCTGCTCGGCATGGCGCACATAGACGCTCACTGATGCTGCCGTCGCGTGGCCCGTGATCGACAT